GTTCGTCAAAGCCCCCGCCCTCGGTGCGCTTTAGGAATGATACATAGCCGTTATAAGTGATAATCATAGCCTATCTCCCATATATCCGAATTGGTCGCCGTCGATATTTTCCCCCGCCTCGTTCAGAATAGCCGCCGCCTTTCGGCGCATGTACGCCCTTTCCGCCGAGCTAAAGGAAAAATGCACCTCTCCTTGGACGATATTAGGCGCCTCACTCAGCCATATGTACAAGTCGGCCATAGCGCGCTTATAATTAGCCCCCTTTGCAAGTGCAAGGGTGAAGTCCGCCCCCGCGTCCACCCCGCGAGCCATGCAGATGGTCTGCACGGTCGCAGGAGGGATCGGATATGAGGAAATTGCCACTAAGGCGTCTTGTATAGTCATAGCAAAGTAGTGTTACGTGTTTACCAGGCGTTGCCGTCGGTCTTCAGGTAAATATTATGATACGCGGTATCCATTACCGGAATAGCATCGGCTTCGCCGAGGGTAATTTCCTGATATGGATCGTTCTCAGAATATTTAGTGATAGTGGCAAGCGTGCGCTCTGCTATAATAGCCTGTTTTGCGTCTTTTCTTAACTTCGAGTATTGGGTTGAGCCTAATACCAAAGTAGGTGAAAATACGATGCGGCTGTCTGCAAAAGGGTTGATCACCGACTCATTATTGCCGATCTCGCGGGTGATCTCAGTGTCAACCACCACTATCTGCAATCCGTTAACATATGGCTGCTTTGCAAGCCATGCGTTGATTGCCGCGAGGTCTGGCACTTGCGAGATGTTGAGTGCATTGGCTGCAAACGATGCGGCGCCCATGATCACCTGATCCATGCTCTGTACTTTATAAAACTCAAAGAGATTCATAAAGGCATACTTTGGTGTGAATCCGCGAGCCCTACCTGCCTGTACGGCAGCGGCGCAAGCGCCGATGAAGTCAGCAGTAGCCGCCTCGGTGAACGCTACGGTTACTTTCTGCTTCTGCGCATCGTCCACCTGATAGTCCAGATCAAACTCCGAGGCGATGCCGTCGTTATTCGCACCAGTAAAACCGAGCTTACACGCGTTGCTCAAAATTGCCCATGCGAGGTATTCCATCTCCGCGTGGACGCCGTTAAAGCAAAACTCGGCATCATCGGCCCAATAACGAATAAGCTCTTGCGCATCGGCGTTGCCTGCCAATGCAAGTGCGATCTGGTAGTTTTTGATGTCATCGCGCTCCATCTTTCTGGCGATCTTGATGTACGGCAGATCTCCTGTAGCGCTCTCGAAAAGTGGACGCCTTTTGTATCTGGCGGATGAGTTATCTGCTACGATGTCGGCGGCCACGTTCTTGCGGCGGCTTTGGCTTTTCAACGTCTCCCATTTAAACGTAATATTTGACGTCAAAGGGAAGTAGTTGGCGTATTTGAAAGTTGCCGGAAGGTTGTCAATGAATATCTGTAAGAGTTGAGGGTTATTCCTCAATCCCAATATAAGAGTGTCAGTCATTTATTTTCGTCTCCACTTACAAAAAAATTAAAACTTAAGTTTTTTAGCCCTCAGGATCGGGATCAGGCTCCGGCTCCGGCTCAGGCTCCGGCTCCACCTCCACCTCCGTATAGAAAGTGTCGATAACCACATCGGTGTTATTGCTTAACGCAAAAATGCCATTAAACAATGCCGGCCATAGCCGTGTGAAAGGTATCCACACCGGCGCGTTAGCCGTTGCTATAACCCACACGTCGGTTATAATGTTATCGCTCGCGCTCACTGCCTGCTCCGTGCCATTGATGTAAAGGCGGAGCCCCGGCTTCCATGTCCACTTGTTAGTGGTCTCGTCATAAGTGAACGGCGCATTTTCGTCCTCTTCAAAAAAGCTCGAGAGGTCGGCCAGATACACCTCGTCTTCTACCAGCGCCCTTGAGCTGCCTGCCGTGAGGGTAGCGTCGATGCTGCCGTCATCATTGATAGTCTGCTTGCTGACAGTTCCGAAAGGGAACACAGCGCCCTGGAACGAACAGCTGCCGTGTGCAAATTTCACCTTTGTGGCCGTCGCCTCAGCGTCCGCCGCTATCTTTACGCAGGGCAGTACACGGAAGATGTTACTTCCTTTTTGCCCTTGCGCCGTCTCGATGTCCGAAAGCTCGAACAATAATGCGCCCTCGGGCAGTATCCATCCTCCGGACGTTGCCCCTCGCGCTATCACCAGCGCGCCGTTGCGTACATCAGCTATACGATGCTCGATGCACTTGTAACTTTTAGCGTCGCGCCTCTTTTTTACGGTCATTGCCATAATCTTAAAATCTCCTAATAAAAAAACTCGTTAATAAGGTTTGCTATCTTTGCCTTTCTCCTTTGAAGCGTAGCCCTCGACGGCTTTCTTCAAAGTCTCCCATTTAAACGTAATATTTGACGTCAAAGGGAAGAACTTGGCATAGTCGAAGGTCGCCGGCAAGTTGTCAACAAATATCTGTAAAAGCTGAGGGTTATTCCTCAATCCCAATATAAGAGTGTCAGTCATTTATATTTCTACTCCATGCCTAAAAAATGATGGGTTAAATATTTATGATACCTTTTAGGTCATCATAAAATTGTAGAGGCAGATTTGGGATTCGTGTAACCCCTTGCACCCACGCGTCTGTAATAACGTTGTCATCAGGCTTGACGGCTACGCCCGTACCAGTTAGCGCAAAGGCTTTATTTTTATCAGGATTCTGAGGGTCTACCACTGACCAATATTCGCCACCTGACACTAATCCCGAAATCTCTTGGTCAAGTGTTAGGATGTCGCCGTCTTTTTCTGAGACTGTTGCCGAGTCTACAAAAGCAACTGTTCTAACGCCATTAATTACAGTCTCCGCATAAACGTTGATTATATCACCCGCCTGAACGTTGTAGATATCGCCATTAATACACAACTTATTATCAGCGCCGCTATATCCTATAACACGCCCATGTTTGATCACATAACAGATGCCATCGATAGGCCTCGTTATAGGTGTACCCTCTGGAAGGAAATCTACGCCTTCTAACCCCTGTGTGCTAATACACACGCCTCCGGGAATGTCGGCTATTTTTTTCAAAAAGACGGAAGGCCTTTTTGTGTCCTTGCGCCTTTTAACTGTCATAGCCATAATTTTTTAATTTCCTTAAAATAAATTTTTAATAAGGTTTTTTGTCTTTCGCCTCATCGCCTGCCGCCCTTTCGGATACGGCCTTTTTGAGCGACTCCGGCACTTGGCCCGACCCGCCTCCGCCCCCTGCCGGTGGACTGAACAGCCCGCCCTGACCTTTGTTGCTTTTGATAAGCTCGTCAGCATCAGCCTTGATACCCACGAGCCAGCCGTCAAAGTCGGCATCGTCCTTGAATTGATAGCGTCCGAAGTCGTCCGTGATGCGTTTCGCGTATTTCTCCGGTGCGCCCTTAAGGGTGCTTTGCAACTTCGTTGTGCGTTCATTGACTACGCGCCCCTGCTCTATTTTATCGAGACGTTTGTTAATTGCCTCCAATGCTTTCAGTGTCGCGTTGTAATGCCCGTCTGTGTCTGCTGTATCGGGTTTATCTTGACCCCCCTTGTCAGGGTTGTCATCACCGGATGGATTAACCGCCTTGCCGTCTTTGAGATTATGCCTTTTCTCATAATTGGCTACAGCTGTTTGAGAAGCCTCGGTGACGCGGCTCTCGGTATATTGGTCGAGTACGTCTTGCATGGTGAGCGCCTCAACGGCAGCCTTGGCGGCGTCCTCTGTGGTTGCAGTCTTCGCGAGCTTTGCTGCTATCCTGCTTAAAATGTCGGCCCTCAACCCCTGAAACTTAGTTGTCAAAAGCTCTAAAATTGTTTTTTCCATGGTGTTTACAATATTTGCCCAAATATAATAAATAATTTTAATATGGCTTATCA